TCCCATTTCGTAGCCGTCTCCCGGGCAAGGCGCCCGTCTGTCGGTTCAGTGATCTGCCACTCGTGGACGAAATAGCCCACAGAGACGCCGCGCATGATGCCCTTCTGGACCTTCTGAAATACGGCGTCGCTTTCCGGGTCATCGTCGAACCGGACCAGGGCGCGCCCCTTGTTTCCGTCGAGCCATGCTTTTTCGACGGCCCCGACAGGCAGCTTCCGGCTGTCGTGGTTTACCAGGACAACGCCGATCTCCGCGAGCCGCTGAAGGTCCACAGCCCCCGGCTCGTGGGACAAAACCTCTTCGTAGTAGCGGTTATCCCACCAGTCATAGCGCTTGTAGGGCGCGTCGCTGGAAAAAGAGAGCTCCACCGTGCGCTTTTCGGCGTCGATGGAGCCCCCAATGCTCAATTCACGGAAAAGCGGCTCCTTCCGCCGCTCCTCCGGCTTTTTTGCTGCAGGCATGTCATTCCTCCTTCTCGTCTGCCGATAGTTCCTGCGGCGGCAGTTCCCCAAGCTTCACGCCCAATTCCTCGGCGTATTTCTGTTCCCGTGCCCTCTGGCGCAGGACCTCCTGCCAATCCAAACCCTTTGCGCCGCATATTTCCTCCAGGGTAGAGGCTCCGATCTGCATGGCTTCGCTGGATGCCCGGACCTCTTTCAGCGGGTCGACCCATTCCCATCCGGGTGTGATCCATCGGGCGCTAACGTACCGCTCGCGCTTGCCGTAAAAATCAGAGACTTTCAGGAGACCTGCGAGAACGATGGATTCCACGAATGCCTCCCAGATAGGCCGGCAGAAGTGCTCCACCATGTAGCGCTGGAAAGTCGCAAATGTTTTCCTGTCCTCGAGATGCCCCTGCCTTGCGGATGAGTAATTAACCTGGCTCATGTCCCGGGAGGAGACCTCGTAGGATGTCCCCATGCCGGCTCCAGCCAGCCGCTGCTGCAGAGATAAAAACTCCTTCGCCGTCGCCTGCGGATGGTCCGGCTTTGCCTCGACGACGTCCTCTCCGATACCTAGGTACTGAATCATCCCAGGTACTATCTCCTGCACAGGCTTCCCGTCGCTTCCGGCGTCCATACGTCCAACGAACCCTCCAGGGGAAGCCTTGCGGATGAAGATGGCGAAACATGCCGCTATCCGAGCCGCCATCAACTCAGCATCTATGAATTCCTTCGCGTCTTTGACGCGCTGCATAATGGGGGCCAGTTCGCTCACACCGTGGATCTGTGCGGCCCGCCGTCTGTCGTAGAGATGGATCACCTCCTGCGCATCAACGCGCACGGGGTCTTTAGCCAGGTCCATAGGATCCGGGCGGAACCAGTACGCAACGGGCTTTAAAAACTCGTCCACCTCTATCCCCTGGTAGACCTTATGCCCGGCGTTTTCCGTGACCATCGTATCCAGCTGATCAGTTTCGAGAATCTGCAGCCGGAGCGGGAATTTCTCCCCCTTCAGCCAGATCTTCCGGATGAATACCTCGCCGTCCACGATCCTCCTCCGTAGAACCAGTCCCTGGAGTTCGGCGAAGGATGAACATCCGACAATGTCGCAGTTTCCAGGTCGGCTCCATTCCCTCCAGAGTTCCTCGATAGAGTCGTTTTTTTTCTCGTCTTCCTGTCCTCCAGCTTTTATTACGTGGGCTTGTGGAATAATTCCCTGAGATCCGATGGAGTTTCGGAGGATAGCCCCCAGAGCAGATACAATGATGTCTGAATTCCTCTCAAGATCCCTGCCGCGATCGATGAGGAGCTGCCGTTCTGGTTTGTCGATCTCCTCCGGTGCTCTCCCGGTGACAGGTCTCCATCCCCCCTGCGGCCTGTCGAGGCTCGCCCCGTCGTACGCCGCCAGGCGCTTGATCCAGTTCCATAGTTTCCTGATCATCGTCCCGGCCATACCGCATACGCTGTAGTCCCATAGCTTTCACCAGCGATCTGCCCGCGTAGGAAATCGATCCTCGACTGGATGACAGGGAGATCCGCGCGGCGCACTACACGCCCTCCTATCCGATACTCCTGGGCGAGAAGTACTGCTTGAAGTGCCTCTTCGTAAAGTGCCAGTTCCTCTGTATTCGTCAAATGGCCTTCACCTCCTTTCTGAAGTCAACAAAAAAGCCGCCTCCGAAGATACGGCTTGATTTGTGATGACTAAAAGCCCGTCCACGAGTCACAAAGATGATTTGCGGCTCGTAGAATAGGCATAAAAAAAGACCGCCCTGGGGAGCGGTCTAGGAACCCGGCGTCAAGGTAGCGATGCGCCCGGTGCGGCATGTCATTTGCGAAGCCAGCTCTTACGATGGCCGAGCCATGACCCTGTAGGCCGCTTCGGCTCAACCTCTCTGTGTTCCTGAACGTCACTCAAATACCGAACGCCGCAGAGTTCAGCCATGAGGGCGTTGTAAGTGAGACAGTCAAGCAGGTGGTTCGGGGCGTGCTGGCTGATTTTTACCCAAACTTCCCGCTCTTTGCCTGTTTTCCGGTTCCTTTCGACCGTTTTTTGCTCCGATGTCATGTGATTTGCCCAGTATTCCGGACAGTTTTTCGGTACGTGCATGGCCCCGGGAGAGCCCGGCGGCCTGCGGAGCCGACCAAAAATATAGTCTTTCCAGTAGTCCGTGTCCGTGATCAGGAGTTTCAGGCCGGCCCAGCCCTCTTTGTCCAGACTGGAAACGCTGTAGAATCGCCCCCCGAGGCTCTGGGAGGCGCCTTTGACGGGTTTGCACACGTCGGAATGAGCGGTACACCACTGGTACACCTCGTCCGCCCGATAGCCAGAGTCCACGCCGCACAGACGGACCTGCTTCAGGCCGCCACCCTGGACTGGGTATTGGCGGTCGACAATAATTTTTTCGAGGTCATCCCAACTCTCAGCCCGCCCGAAATCCACAATCCACGAGGATGCACCGACGCCCCACGCAACTACCTCCCACCAGAAATGATCGAGCTGTACGTCCACGGCGGCAGTCAGAAAATGCGCCTCCGCAGGGACCTCGCCGAGCTGGTAATTCCCTTCCTGGGCAAGGAGCTCCTGCCCCTTGACCTCCACCCTGGTATCCCGCCACGGTTCGCCGAGCCAACTATTTATGAAGTTTCTCAGCCGGTCAGGGAATTCCTCGGACTGCAGGAATTCCGCCGCCACCTGTCCAAAGGACACGAAGGGGGAGTAGATAGACGACAGGTGAAATGCGACGTGGCGGGGAGGCGTCGCCGTCGCCCGGTCGTCTCTCCACTCCCCTTTCCTGAGCATGTCCAATTTATCTGAGTCGTCTATGAGCCCGCCGCAATACTGGCACTCGTACCACGATGACGAGAGAGCCCTTTCCGCCGCGTCGTGAAGTTTCAGCGGGTCGCCCTTCGCCTCACGCTTCGCTGTCCTGACCTCCTCAGGCCACTTGACCTGCGCCAGAATGAGTTTTTGCATGCGGGCGCAGTGAGGGCACGGTACAAAAAAAGAGCGCCTGACATCAGCGCTTTCATATTCTCTCCATATGCGTCCCCGCTCAGTGGTGGGAGTACTAGCCTGTAAAATCTTCCGGGCCCGGAATGTTTTCGTACGCTCCCTGGCCAGGCTGATAGGATCTGCTTCCTCCCCCGTGAAGGCAGGAAACTTGTCCACCTCGTCGAGGAACAGATACCTGATTGGCCTCGAGGCGAGGGACGCGGGAGAATTCGCACCGGACAGACAGACGTACGCCCCGGCAAACTGGAGCTCGAGGATTTCCGATTTCTGCCGGTCCCACCGCTCCCGGAGCACCTGACTGGACTCTATCATGGGCTGAATCCGGTTTTTTGACGTGTACTCGCCCAGGTCGAGCGTCGGGTAGACGACTAGAGAGCTCCCGGGATCTTGCGCGATGGCGTACCCAAGGCAGTTGTTCAGTGCCTCGCTTTTTCCGACCTGTGTAGCCGTGCAGAGGGTGATGGTTTCCACGTTCGGATCGGTAAACGAGTCCATAATGTCCCGCAGGTAAGGGACAACGTCAGTTCTCCACCTTCCCGGCATCGCGCTTGTCTTTGCGTCCAGGATGCGATTTCGGTCTGCCCACTGGCTTACGAGGAGTTTTTCCGGCGGCGTCCACGCCATGGTTTCTTTTGGCAGCCGTCTTGGGATCGGGAGTGTATTTTTCGCCCCGCGCATAGTCCGATAGCACCTCCCTCACCCGCTCCGCGATGATGGCTTCCATTTCCTGCTCCGTCTTCCCGGCCAGCTCCATGGGGAGGACTTTCGCGAAGAGCATGAACGTGGACTTCGCCTCCAGTGCGCGCATGGCCCAGGCGTCCTCCACGTCCTCTTTCCGAAAATAGAGGTCCTCTAGGGCCTCGCGCATAATCTTTTCCCTCTTCGCCCGCTCTTCGCGGAACAGGGTGTCCGCCTGGAGCTTCCGGAGCTTTATCCCCGTTTCCTCCGGGGTGACCTGCCGGTTCGCGAAGCGCCCCCTGTCCCACTGGACCACGGCGGCGAGGTCCCATTTTCCCCTACCAAGGAAGGGACAATCGTCTTTTTTCCAGTCAGATAGGGTCTGCCGGGAGACGCCAAGAATCTCGCACACGTCGCCCGTGGAGAAAATAAACTTTGGTTTATAGTCACCCGGCTTTTCCAACATACGTCAACCCCCATGTTTACTATTTTTTACGCAGGTG